GTAGGTGGATTTATCTACGGTCGTATTGCGTCTGCAAACTCTGCCACCACAAGTAGTAATATTGTAGTTCTTAAAACAAATGAAAATGCCACTTACTATCCATTGATGACTGATAGTTCGGGTATTATTCAACAAGGTGCTAACTTATATGCTGACATTTTAAATCAAGATGCTACAGCAGGCGGTTTTAAATATAATCCGTATCTTGGAAAATTAACAACTGAAAGAATCCATGTTGACGGTACAGATAATTCTACCGGCATAACATCTGGCGCATTAGTAGTTGATGGTGGTGTAGGTATTGCATATGACCTTAACATAGGTGGCAACATATTACCCGCCGCAGCAGATGCTACAACAATCGGTGCTGACGGTCTTGAATGGGCTGATGCATACCTTAATAAAGTATACTCAAAATTTGTTGGTAGTACAGCAAGCAACCTAACACTTGCACCGGGCGCAGGATTAACTGATGTGTTTGGTGATATACGTGTACGTGGTCAAAATCCAATTGGTACTGCTCCTATCATTACAAACACATTGTATGTTACTATGGACGGCGACGATACTAACGACGGTCGTGCTCAAGATGCTAGCCGTGCTTGCCGTACTATTGGTGGTGCAATGAAGTCACCTTACTATCAACCAGGAACACAAATCCTTGTAAGCCCTGGTAGATATTTAGAAAACAATCCTTTAGAAATGAAGCCATATACTTCTGTTAGAGGCAGTGACATTCGTACAACATTTATTGAACCTATTAACAAGACACAAGATTTATTCCACGTAAACAGCGGATGCTACTTAAACTACATGAACTTCTTAAACGGACGTAGTGGTCGTTTAGAAGGTGCATATGATCAAAGATTTAACCGTGGTGCATATTGTGCAACATTTCCTCCACAAACTGGAGACAATAGAATTGACGTATTCCAATCTCCGTACATTCAAAACTGCACAAACCAAAGTGGTCCGTGGTTAAAAGATGGAACAATGTTCTTACCGAACAACACGGTACAAGTTCCTGCGGCAGTTGGTATAGCGTCTTGGCCTGCTAATACAACAACCATTGTTGTTTCTATGTCAACTGGTACATTAAGTATCGGACAAAGTATCAACGTTGGTCAACAAAATCCAGGATTCTTTAATGCTCGTACATTGTTGTTGGCCAACAAACCGTTCATTCAAAGTCAAACGGTCGCATGGGTTGATGCAACATTTAACAGCGGATCCTTTACATACGATCAGGCTAAATGTGCTCGAGACACTGGTCTAATTGTTGATGCAATTGCAACAGATATGTTGTACAATAGCACCAGCGATAGTATGTTTGCAGGTATACAATACTGGAATCAAGATACTTATACTGGAAATATTTCTTCAGAGATAACAGCAACCATTGCGGCTATTAATCATCTTAAAGGAATTGTATTAGGTGAGATAAGCAGTGGTAATCAATCAGCAGTTACTACATTGTTTAACGACATAACAGGTATTTTAACATCTGGTACTTCCGGAATAACTGATCAAATAGTTTACGGCGGCCTGCCTACAACTAATGCAACAACCGTAAACGATTATAATACATTACAAACAAATAGATCTTCTATACAAGACAGCGTTATTTCTTGGATCAACTCAACATATCCTGGATTAGATTATAATCAAGATACCTGCCGAAGAGATACTGGTTTTATTCTAGATAGTGTATGTTTTGATTTGTTGCATGGCGGTAATGTTCAAAGTATCAAGAGCGGTGTATATTACTACGGATACAGCAACGTAAACACGTTAGCTGGAACTAATGAGGTTCCTGCGACTACAGCGGCTTACAATTTTATCAAGAGTATTATTCCTAACATCGTCGAAGGTAACCAATTATTAAAAACTTATCAGTTCAGTGTAAGTCAAGTTACAAACTTGCCTGCTGGTACAGCGCATGAAGTTACTACGCTACAAAATAACATTGATGTCATAACTGGTATTATTAGAAATGGTCCTGACTATGCTGGACCAAAAACACCTATCAACTTAACTGAGAATACTTCTGTTGGTGTTCTTAACGCTTACAATTTATTAAAAGCTAACCTTAATTTTATCAAGGCAGAAGTTGTTGCATTCATTAATCAAACAATGAATAATTTTGATTATAACAGACAACTTTGCTACAGAGATGCAGGTATTATTGTAGAGAACATGGCTTACGACATGACATTTGGTGGAAACCAAAAGAGTGTTGAAAGTGGTTTAGCATACTACCGCGGCGTAACAAGTGTTATTGCTGGACAAGAAACACAGACAATAGGTGCAATTGATTATATTGGATACCTATGCAAGCTAATTGTACAAAATCAAACATGTCCAATTTTAATTCCTCCTGCAAATATCCCTACGGCTACACAGGTAATTAACACAGCACTAACTGGTGGTGATATTGTATTGCCTTCAATTGGCAAGTTGTTTAATATTACAACTAACATTATTGAGAATGGACCAAGTGCGGCACCTGACATCTTTATTAGTACAGGTCCTGATGCCGCATTTGTCAGCGCAGAAGTATTGTTACATGCTAATCGTACATTTATTCAAGAAAACGTTGTTAACTATATCAACTATAACTTATGCAATCCTCCTAAAGCACTTCCTTATAATCAGATTAAGTGTCGTAGAGATGCAGGAGTTATTCTTGATAGTGTAGCAATTGACTTGTTATTCTCAACTCCTACTAACACACAAGCTACCTTCTCTGGATTACAATATTTTAATCAAGGCGGCTATACTGGACAAATTTCTCAAGAAATTAATCCTACAATTGATGCAGTAACATACCTAAGAGATTTAAGTGTTAAGGTTGTACAAAATATTACTACAGCCACTGATGCCTTAATCGGTGTTACTCGTTATAGCAATGGTGTTCAGACAACATCTAGCAACTATGCAAGTAGTGCAGAAGTTGCTACGCTTCGCAGTGAATTTGGAATCATCTTAACTATACTTAACGGACAGACAACTGGATGGACTGATCAAATTGTTCCAAACGGCGGAACTGCAAGTGATTTAACCAGTGTTCAAAATACCGTAAATCTACTGCAAGAAAATAAAACTTACATGGCGCAAGAAGTTACTGCTTATGTAAATGCTAATAATCCAGGATTTACATATTCAACAAGTACATGTCAGCGAGATGTAGGATATATTATTGATAGTTTATGTTTTGATTTACTATACGGCGGTAACCGTCAAGCAATTCAATCTGGTCTAAGTTATTACACCAGTGCAATTGATACCACGGTAATTCCTAACGAAACTACTGCTACGGTTGATGCATTTACATTTATGGGCAACGTGGCTTCTTCATTAATACAAGGTATTCCGTACACTCCTTTACAGACCAAAGTTAAACCTGTATTAACGTTACCTGCTAGTGATAGTGTAAACGCCGGAGTTGTAACAACAATTATCAGCACAATTACAAATATTGTTGCAAATGGTCCTAGTGTAGCAGCTACACTTGTTCCTGTAACACTATCTCGTTCTACTGCAAGTGCTACAATATCTGCATTTGAAATATTAACTGCTAACCGTAACTTTATTGTAGAAGAAACTATTTCTTACTTAGACCAAACTTACAATGCTGGATCTTTCAACTATAATCAAGAATTATGTTTTAGAGATACAGGATTAATTATTGATGCAGTAAGTCAAGATATATTACTTGGCGGCAATCGCAAGTCTATTGAAGCAGGTTTAAGTTACTGGAATCAAGGTTATAACTATGTTACAGGCCAAGAGACAACTACTACAGCGGCTATTAATTATGCTAGAGATTTAGCACTACAAGTAATTGCCAATGTGTCAGTTACTCCTGTTACTGGTACGGTGGCAACACAAGTTATTAATCCGTTCTACCAATACGGTAGCGACTATATGCCGCAACAGGCCGTTGCTCGTAACTTTAATATTATAACTAATATCATCGAAAACGGTCCAAGCGTAACTCCGCCAGTTTACATAGGAGGCGGAATTTATCCGTTGACAGGTCCTAACGGTGATATTGTAACGGTTGCACCTACCGTTACTTACATCAATAAAGTCTCTACAGGAACTTATGTAGTTGGTTTGAACACAAGTACTATTGGATTTGGTGATAATGCAACTATATACTTTGGAAAAACTTACGTTTATCCTTTACAAGATCCGCAAGTCGAAGCATTGAGCTTACAATTAACTGGCAACACAAGCACTTGGAACATTCGTAAAGTTGATCCAATCGGCGCAATGGGTGGAGCATTAGTTGACGGTGCTGTAGTTAGCGATCGTAGTCCGATTCAATCGTTTGTTTTTGATGCGTTCACACAATTGAACCAAGGCGGTATTGGTGTTAAAGTTACCAACAACGGATACGCACAGCTAGTTTCTGTGTTCACAATCTTCTGTTCAGTTGGTGTACAATGTGATAACGGCGGTATTGCTTCTATCACAAACTCCAATTGTAACTTTGGTGATATCTCGTTGTTGGCCAAAGGCTATGGTACTAGATCGTTTAGCGGTACGGTATTCAACCCTGCATATCGTTCATACCCATTTAGCCCACAGGGCACTGATGGTAACGGAAATCCGTTACCATACTTAGACCAATTCTACCCAACAGGCTATTGGCCAAACAACGGTGGTAAAGTTGAAATATTTGTACCAGACGATGCTAATAGACCACATATTGGTCAGGTTATGGAAATTATTCCTCCAGAAGGACATGTTAACGAACAGGGTTTCTCTGGATTCTTAAACACGCAACCTAGCACCAGCACAATTACAACAGGTACAATTAACTTATCGAGTATTGATACCACAGATGTATTTGTAGGAAATACCGTTTATATTCGAGATCAATTTGGTCGTCAATGGGACGATAATGGTGTATGGTATGCAGCCACAGGAACCGTAGTTGCCGATGTTAACTATAACAGCATCAGTTTGAATAAATCGTTAACCAGTGGCGGCGGTGATCCTCTAAATCCAACATACTTTACAATATACTTCTGCGGAAATAGTTACTACACCGTACAAACAAGTCAGATTGCAGATCAACCTTATGCACCTAACACTAATATCTTAAGTGCAAATAGTAATTCTTCCTATCAAGGACCTGCAACAAGTCAAATTTCTGCACACATCTCTGCTGTAAATTATCTACAAACCGTTGTTGACAAAGTTATTGCTAATATTCCTGTAACAAAAACTTCAGGAAATACTAGCACACAAGTAATTAATGCAACCGTTGTCGGTGGAGCAGCCGCACAACCATTCATTGACTTGCGATTCAAGTACATGACTGACATTATTGGCGCCGCAAACATTACCGCCGCTGAAGCGGTAGTTCCACAAAGTCAAATTACAACTTCAGGTACGGTTCCGACAGGTGCAGGTAATGCAGTTGTGTTGATAACCAGTAACATCGATTTCATTGCACAAGAAGTAGCCGCTTATGTTGCAATAAATCTTGCAGGCGGGTTAGGTGACTATAACACTGACAAATGTAATCGAGATATTAAATTAATTTTACAACAACTAATTTATGATCTACAATCTGGTGGAAACTACAATAGTGTTTACAGCGGATTAAGTTATTGGAGTCGTCTGGGTACTTACCACATTGTTGAATTAGGTGAAGCAGTTAACCGACCAGACTTATTCCCAGACGGATCAACAGCTAACTTCTATCAACGTAGTTACATTTCAGCATCTGGTTACTTGTTCGAATATGTAGGTGCTGGAACTAACTATGGTGCATTGCCTCAACGAGGCGTTGCTGATCCTGTACAATCTAAAGAAACCGTTCAGTTAAATGCAGGTAAAGTATTCTTTACAAGTACTGACCAAAACGGTGACTTCCGAATTGGTCCAGGATTGGTTATTAGTCAAGCAACAGGTGTTCTAAGCGGTAGAACATTTGTACAATCATTATATGCAAATATGACACCGTTCATATTGGCAATTGAATAACAGGAAAGATTATGGCACAATTACCATTAAATAAATTTTTAACAAAGACAGCATTGTTATCCACTAGCACAACTGCTACGGTTTACACAGCACCGATTGGTGTAACCGCTATTGTGTTAATGGCGCAAGTTGCTAACTTAGACACAAACCCACATGCTGTAACTTTTGTTCATCATAGATACAAGACTATTCTTCCTGATGCTCAAGGATTTGGCGGACAACCGGGAAACACGGATAGCATGTTAGTTAGTCAATATGCTATTCCGCCAAATGATGCAGGAACACCACTAAGTGGAAAATTAATCATCGAAGAATTAGATAGTATTCGTGCGTATGCAGATACAACGGGGACAATGCAACTAGTATTAAGTATACTACAGACAGCAAATAGTTAATAGGACAATATATAATGCCAGGATTATTAAGTGGATCAATTTTAAGATCAGGAGGCAGCGGTCAGTTTATTAAACTAGCCAATGCTATGCCACAACTTCCTGCAACTCCTAGTACAAGCACAGGCTATACACTTATAACAAGTAATAAGTTAGTAACTACCTACGCTACCAGCTTAGGTAATGTGCAATTTAATGCTGGTACAATGTATGCCAACGTTACAGGAACAAATTTACAACTAATAGGAACTGGAACTTTAGCAGTTATAGTATCTGGCGGAACTGCAACAACATCAACTAACACAGGTGCATTAATTGTAGAAGGTGGTTTAGGTGTTTGGGGTAATGCGTATGTTGGTGGTAATTTAGTATCTACTATGTTTACAGCAACCACTGCAACAATACAAAATCTTAGTGTACAAAATTTAGATGTATATTCTACAGGCACATTCCACTTAGACTTAATTGTAGATCAAAATGCAAATTTGTTTGGCGAATTAAATGTTGTAGGACAAGGATCTGTAAACATATCACCTGAAGCAGCCAGTGTATCTATTGAACCTACTTTAGGCGGGTCGGTTACTATTCAACCAAGTCTGACTGGTAATATTAACAATATGATCATTGGGGCATTTGAACCTCAAGATTCATATTTTTTAAATTCCTATGCAAATAATTTTATAGGTCTTGCTACAACTTCAACTAACATTGCAGGCGGCGCACTAGGTAGTATTCCATACCAAACAAGTAGCGGAACCACTGCATTTATCAGCATAGGTAGCACAAATACCGTATTGGTATCAAACGGAACAACTGCAACTTGGTCAAGTTCAGCAAACCTTTCTGTATCAACTGCAACTTATGCTAACAATGTTTTTGTCACATCAACATCTAGCGGAAACTACGGTGTTATGTTAAGTACTGCAACTAATGCTTACGGAAAGTTAGAAGAGGATTCATACTTTACATATAATTCTGATTATAGACAACTTTCTGTTCCTAGCATTGAAGCATCGCAGAGCATTTACAGCCGAGAAGGTAACCCTAACGAAAATAATTTATTGTATGTACCAATATCAACATTATCAATAGGAACACCCCCATCTAATCCACGCCTTGGAGATTTTTGGATCGACCCAAGTCAGGGTGCAACATTCCAGTTTATGTTAGACGGTTCAAATAGAGTTTGGGTACAATTTACAGGACTATAAGAGTAGAATATGTCATCAATATTTCCATCAAATCCGCAAACAGGCGATAAGTTTATTGTAGGAACCACAACATACCAGTGGACAGGCTATGCTTGGATTAAAGTAAATGAAACTACTCAGTTAACGAACCTTACTCTACAGAATTTAACTGCTACAAATTCTATTGTAATCACATCAGCCACTAATGCTGTTAGCACCGTATCAGGTGCATTTCAGGTTGTTGGTGGTGTAGGTATAGGAAAAGATGTATGGATTGGCGGTACGGTCCACATTGCAAATACATCAACTATTGCAAATGCAGATATTATAACAACCGCAACATTGGCTCAGTATGTTAAACAACCACTATTTGTTGCAGGAACTGACACGGTCATTACTACATCTACAGCAGGATATATAGAAACCGTAACAATTTGGAACACAAGTACTCTACAGAGTGTAACAGATAGAGGAAATGTTACTACAGATTCTATCAAAATTCTCAATGCAACCAGTGCGACATCTACTACAACAGGTGCATTAGTTGTAACAGGTGGCATTGCCGCAGGCGGCGACTTATGGTTAGGTGGCACAATTTATAGTGCAGGCGTTCCTGTTATTACAACTTCATCACTTATAAATTCTTTCACAGCTGGTGCTGATATTAAAATTGTATCAACAGCGTCCTTAACGGGTCAAGTGTTATTAATTTCTAACACTTCTACACTTGAAACCGTTACAAGCCGCGGTAATAGTACTGATTACCAGGTATTTTTTACAAATACTACAGAGTCTATATCAAGTAGTACAGGTGCAGTAGTTATCAGCGGCGGTCTAGGAGTAGCAAAACGTATAAACAGCGAAAGTATTCAAATCGCTGACACCGTGATGGATTCTGGACAAATTCTGGTAAATACAACTGATACAACGGTAATAGATATGTATCCGACAACACAATATAGGTCGGCAAAGTATCTAATACAAATAGATGATGGAACTGGGCCTTCTGCAAATTTTGAAACTATCGAAATTTTGTTGTTGATTGATAACAATAAAACGGTATACGCCACAGAGTACGCAGTTCTTACATCGAATGGAGAATTAGGTGAGTTTGCGGCGGATGTGCAAAATGACAATATGTTGAGATTATATTTTACGGCATATCAAGCATCAAACAAATCATTGAGGATTTTTAGAACTGGAATGACGGTTTAACTAAGGAATAAAGAGTATGGCACTAACATCGATCACTAAAGACTTTGTCATAAAAGGCGGAGCGACCACTGAAGGCGTAAGTTTTGTAACGTCTTCAACGGCACAAACCGGCACGCTACAGGTTAATGGTGGTGCTGCAATTGCAAAAAACTTAATTGTAGGAACAACAGCAACTATTTGGGGTGCAACCAACTTAAACGGTAACTTAATTGTTTCAGGTTACACCCAAGCAGGGTTACTGAGTGCTACACAATTTACAGCAACTAACTCAGTTATTACAAACAACGAATCCGTTGGCGGAGTATTTACAGCAACTGGTTCTGCTTTCTTTGGTAATACTTTAAACGTAACAGGTAACGCAGTATTCAACGGTTCAGTTAATACATTTAGTGGTGCGGTATTTGTCACAGGAACAAACATTCTTACCGTAGGTACAGGCGCAACAACATTAGGTGGTACATTAAGTGTTGCAGGTGTTACATCAATAACAAATAATACCGCAGCAACAACAGGCGGCGCTGGTGCGTTAGTAGTTACAGGTGGTGAATACATTGGCGGCAACTTAATCGTCATGAGTACCGCAGTAAGTACAGGTACTACATCAAGTAACGCTTTGTACATTGCAGGTGGTATTGGTGTTGATAAAGGTGGTATGTTTGGTGGTCCAGTAACATTCCGTGACACCGTAACATTTAACGGTACTAGCACATACGTATTTTCTACAAATACATACTACACTGACAACATTATTGAATTACATGTACCGCCAACTGGTGTGTATGGTACATGGGCCAGCGATGATGGTAAAGACATTGGTCTACGTTTCCACTATTACGGTAGTGGTGCAGATCAAAACGCGGCACTTGTTCTAGCAGATGATACAAAATATCTAGAATGGTACGGTACTGGTGCTGAAGCATCGAATGGTGTATTCAGCTCAGCAACATACGGCACATTTAAAACTGGTAACATTATCTTAAAAGGTATCACTAATGCTACAAATACTACTAGTGGTACTTTACAGGTAGCCGGTGGTGTTGGTGTTGGTCTTGATGTTTATGCTGGCGGTAACGTAGGTGGCGGAACATTACAAGGTCGCAACCTAACAACATCGTCAGGATTGTTATTATCTGATGCAAGCGGTAACGTTGTTAACAGCCCTGTTACATACAACTACTCAACTGGTCGTATGGTTGGTACTGCTGATTATAGCAATACCGCAACAAATATCACAGGTGGTGCAGCTGGAAGTATTCCTTATCAAACAGCAGCCGGCCAAACAACTATGTTGGCCGTTGGTACCAACGGTTACATTTTAACGGTATCGGGTGGAAACCCATCTTGGACAGCAGTAAACAACTTGACTGCTGGTCTTGCAACAACAGCAACTAACATTGCAGGCGGTTTAAAAGATCAAATAGCATACCAAAGTGCTCCTGGACAGACATCTTTTAACGCAGGTTTAACATTTAACGGCACAATATTTACTACCACTAACATTGTTGTTAGTAATAACGCAAACGCAACTGGATATAACAACGGTACAGGTGCCTTACAAGTAGTAGGTGGAGCAGCCGTTGCACAAGACTTGTGGGTTGGTGGTAACATTAACTTACAAGGTAGCTTATATCTAAAAGGCGTTGGTCTTGATCAAATTACAGGTACTACTGGTACATTTGTTAACGTATTAATTACTGGAACAAATGCAACATATAGTTCAACATCTGGTGCATTACAAATAACCGGTGGGGTAGGTATTGGCGGCGGATTGTTTGTTGCTGGTATTGCTACTGCGACAACATTAAGTGTCACAAGTTACTCAACATTAGGTGGTGGAGCAACAATAAATGCCGCAACCGTAACCAATACTTTAAGTGTTACTGGTTTAACATCACTAAACGGTGGCGCAACTATCAGCGCATTAACCGTTACTAATGCAGCTACCGTAGGAACATCGTTAGCGGTAACTGGCTTATCGAGCCTTAACGGTGGTGCCACAATTAGTGCGGCTACCGTAACTACTACGCTTGGTGTAACTGGTTTAACATCACTAAACGGTGGTGCTACAATCAGTGCTACAACAATTACAGGTGCAGCAACCGTAGGAACATCGTTAGCGGTAACTGGTTTAACATCATTAAATGGTGGTGCTACAATCAGTGCGGCTACCGTAACTACTACTTTAGGTGTAACCGGTTTAACATCATTAAATGGTGGCGCAACTATCAGTGCTACTACCGTTACTGGGGCAGCTACCGTTGGAACAACATTAGGTGTTACTGGTTTAACATCATTAAATGGTGGTGCTACAATCAGTGCGGCAACGGTTACAAGTACATTACTTGTCAACGGAACTGCTCCGTCATTGGGTGCATCTAACGCAGGTGCAATACAAACAACCGGTGGTGTAGGTATTGCTAAAGATTTATATGTAGCTTCTACTGCAACTATTGCTGGTATAACTTATAGCACTAACACAACTCCTACATTAGGTTCTGCAACAGCAGGTGCAATACAAACAACTGGTGGTGTAGGTATTGCTAAAGATTTATACGTTGGCACAACTGCTACAATAGGTGGAAACCTTACGGTTACAGGTAACGAAACGGTTACAGGATTCTTAAGTGCTAACGGTGGTGCTACTCTAAGCGCCGCAACGGTAACTAACAACTTAACGGTAAGCGGAAATGAAACCGTAACAGGTTATAGTTCACTAAACGGTGGTGCTACAATCAGTGCCGCTACCGTAACAAACGGATTAACCGTTGGTACAACATTAGGTGTAACCGGTGTAACTACATTAAGTACGGTTAACGCTACTACAGCATCTATTACAAACTTAACGGTTACAGGAACTGCAAGTTTACCAAGTACGATTACATTGAGTAACTTGACGGTAACTAACTTAACGGTTTCAAATAACGAAACAATTGGCAATAACTTGTTAGTTTCTAACTTGTTTACAGCAACAATGGCTGCTACATTGGGTAGTACATTGGCTGTTACAGGTATTGCTAACTTCAACAGCACACAAGATAGTAACGCAACTAACAATGGTTCTATTGTTACAGCAGGCGGTGTTGGCATTGCTAAGAACTTGGTAGTTGGTATTGCGGCAACAATCGGTAGTGTAAGCACACAAACCGTAGTTCCAGCAATTTATACTAACAACAGCTTGTATTCAAGTTATACCAGCGGTTATATTGTAACCAACAGCCAGATTAACTTGGACACATACAGCGCAAGTGCTTATAGAACTGCAAAATACTTGGTTCAAGTAGTTGACAATACTAAGATCCACGTTGAAGAAATTTTAGTATTCCATGATGGTACAAACGTTTACCTAACTGAATATGCCATAGCAACAAGTCAAGGTGAATTAGGTACATTTGATGCTAACTTAACTGGTGGTACCGTTACGCTAACATTCACTGCTAACTATACTCCAACAAACATGACTATCAAGATGAATAGAACAACAATTACCTTATAATATTTGGTAATAACTTTAAAAATAGGGTCTTCGGACCCTATTTTGTTTTGTAAAACTGATTTTACCGTTTGGTATAAATAACACTATTATAGCCAATTGGTGGAAAGGGAAACTAAAGGGCAATGTCAAATCACGCCGACTTCAAAGTCAAGAACGGCTTGGTGGTTAATACCACTGCGTCATTTTTGTCAACTATTACTTCAACGAGCACCGTAACCGGTGCTGTTATAATCTCTGGCGGTGTTGGTATTGCCAAAGATGTTTTCATTGGTGGAAACATTGTCGGTTACGGTACTATCGTAGCTGGCGGCGTTAGAACAACAAGCACAAGCACTCCTCCTTCTAATCCAACCGTCGGTGACATATGGTATAATACATTAACTGATGATATCTACCGTTACACTTCCGATGGTTCAAATGCTTATTGGTTAGATATTACAGGACCAACGGTAGCTAATGCATCGGGTAGTAGCACTTATGTAACTTCTACAGGTAGTAGTAATGTTGTAATTGTAGGAGGAACTGGTACGGTTGTAACTACTTCAACTGGTGCAACAAATATCTGGGTCAATAATAACGTTGTTGCCACGTTAACTGACTCACAAACATTAACCAATAAAACATTAACAAGCCCTACAATTACTGACGGTGTATTTCAAAATACATTTTCTATAGGAACACAGGTATTTTATCCACACGATAATGGGTTTAGTGTAAACGAAAACTTTGACATCACTAATCAAGGTAGTCAATCTAATTTTACAGGATATCATTTTGCGTCAGGTACTGGAAAAAATGGAACAGCATTTACACTGGCACGCTCAGGGTATTTTACAGATGGCTTTGGTATTACAGGTGATTCTAATAATAATAATTTTGTTATAGGATCAGAGACATCTAACACCGACTTTCTATTCAAGAAAGGCGTTGGTATGCCGTTTGATGTTAGTGGCGGCACAACTATTTTTACAATTAATAGAACCGGAAGTATAGTATTAACCAATGACATTGTTGGAACAACTACCCAAAATGTGTTCAACACTGGAACTACCAGTGTTAACTTTGCAGGATCTGCAACTACTATAAACATAGGTGCAGTCACTGGCGTAACAAGCGTTAATAACAGATTAAATGTAGGTAGTGGAGCAAGTATTACCGGAACCGTGACTGCAACGACATTTGTTGGTAATTTAACAGGAACTGCAACTACTGCTACTACAGCAACTAATGCAGGATACGCATATTCTTTCAATACAACCACCGTAGTTACATCAGCAACTACATTATATAATACCGGTAATCAAGTAGCCCTAAACAGCAACGGAACTATGACGTTCCCATCCAACAAAATAGATGCTGGCTCTAACATCGCAGGACTATGGAGTAGTAGTCAATCTGCATTAGTATGGCGTGTCAGTGGACCGGGCAGCGCAGGACAGCCATTACAATCTGTAGTTACCGTGTCGTCAGGTAGTGTTACTATTGGTACAGCTACTGGATTATTAGCCGGCCCTAACACAGCAGAGAATTGGGTGTTTGATATTTTTGGTAATATAACATTCCCTGATAGTACAATACAAACAACAGCATTTACAGGTACTGCAACTACTGCAACTTATGCACAGACGGTATTAGGTTCTACTCAAACAGCCATTACTAGTTTAGGTACATTGACTAGATTAAATGTAAGTGGTATTGTTACTGCTACAAACTTTGTTGGTACACTGACTACAGCTCAGCAACCTAACATTACTAGCGTTGGTACATTAACTGGTCTATCATCTACCGGTACTATATCTGTAAACTATACTCCTGCTACTACGATAGGACAGGCAATAGTAGCTACAGGTAAAGACACCCTCGGTGGTACAGGCTACTTTGACTTCTTAAGAGCTACTAACAATACTTCAGGTGGTGCTAACGGAACTAAAACATTCCGTATAGACAATACTGGCACATTTCAAATATTAAACAATGCATACAATGCTACGATATTCTCAGTTACTGATAATGGTTACATTGCAATTAATCAAGCATCTGGTGCAACAAATGGCATACCCGTTAATAACGGTATAGCAATGAACAATAATAGTTACATCTTTGATGATGGTAACTATCATATCACATCTAAGTCTGGTAGTATTTGGATCAATGCCAACGACGGAAGCTCGGTAAACATAAACACACAGGTACCGTCAGGTACTACACCTGGGGGCATGGTAGTTCAAGGTGCTGTTCAAAGTCAAGGATCTGGTACGGCTGCTACATCATTCATATCAGGTATAGGTGCCTATAGCGGTATCGCATTACAGATGTCGCCAAACTCAAGTGGTGCGGCTAACCAAGCTATTCGTGATACATCAAGTGCGGCCAGCACTATGTACTTTGATGTTAACACTGGCGGCACCGCTAACGGAACATTCAAGTGGAGATCTAGTAATTCCTTTACAGAATTAATGGTCCTTAACTCTACCTCACTTAATGTCAACAAACAAATGTTAATTGGTGGCGGTAGTCAAAGTGCGTATGTTACCATTAACGGAACTAACTCTTACAATGCTAACGGACCCTACGGATACTTGTCCGGCAGCGGTGCGGGCAATATTGGCAGTGGTGGTAGTACAGGTAATGTAAGTTGGTCGTTATATTGTAATGGACGTATTCAAAGTAATGAAGTTGACGTTACTTCAGACGAACGATTAAAAGACATACAAGGAACTATTCCTTTAGATATGGCTATAAAGTTTGTCAAAGGCATAGACGGTATTCTATATACTTGGAAACCAGGATTTGGTGATGATGGTGTAAAATCTGGATTTGGAGCGCAGAGCGTACATAAAGCAGGTTTTGATCATATGGTTGCTCCTGTGCCAAATGATCGTGTAGAAGGTTCAACTGATGCAGATGGATTTACAAGTCCAGATAAGGCACAATTAACTTTGAATTATCAAGAGGCTATTCCATACCATCACGAAGTTATTAAACACCTTCTAGATCGTATAGAACAATTAGAAAATATTGTTGCTAGTTTAACAACAGATAAAAATGTAGGATAAAAAATGAGTTACCCATTAAATCCAACAAACGGACAAACAGCATTACTGAACGGAATAACATATTCTTTTAGTACCAGCACACAAGCATGGACTCGTGTTGCTCAGTCAGTGACTGCTACTATTAGTCTATTTATATCAGGAACCACTCCATCGACTAGTCAGACTACAGGTGCATTGGTTGTTGCGGGAGGTGTTGGTATCGGCGGTAGTTTATATGCCGGCTCAATATATTCTAACGGTGTGTTAATTGGTACAAACGCAGGCAGTGCAACTACTTCAACAAACTTAAATGGCGGTTTAGCCGGATACGTTCCGTATCAATTGGCTCCAAGCGTTACTACATTAACAAATCAGTTAGTCTACGATGGTACATATCTAAACGTAAACAACAATAAAGTACTAACTACTGCTAGTGTTTTTGGACAGGCAGGTATTAGTGTAGGAACAACAGCTACCGGATCTGTTTATATAGCATTTATACCGGGGGCTCAAGGTCTTACAGCAGACTTTGGATTATTAAGTGAAACAACAGGCGCAGTTACTTTTGACTGGGGCTCATTAGCATAAGAGAATAAAAATATGTCAACACAAGTACAATGGAAAAGAGGGACTACAGCACAGAATAACACCTACACAGGTGCTGTTGGTGAGATTGTAGTCGATACACAATTAAAGCAACTGCGATTACATGATGGTGTTACACAAGGCGGTGTAATTATCGGTAGTACATCGATTACGGTATCAACAGCCACTAACTTGGCAGGCGGAACAGCTGGTCAAATTCCTTATCAAACAGCCGCAGGTGCAACTAGTTTCTTTGGTGCAGGTACCGCAGGTAGTGTATTAGTAAGTTACGGATCAACAGGTACTCCTACATTCCAAAATACATTAACATTGGCAGGAACAACAGCCGCAACATCTAGTCAAACAGGTGCATTGGTTGTTGCAGGTGGCGTCGGCATTGGCGGTTCATTGTACGTAGGTGGCGACCTATACGTTGACGGTACACAAACAATTTTAAACAGCACCAACATTCAAACTGGTGACAAAGTTGTTTATATGAGCACATCAAGCGCAACAGCATTAGCCGCAATTAATAGTGGTATTGCTATTGGGCCTACCACAGGTGTTTATGCAAGTTTATTATTTGACGGTGTAGCAAACTGGAAATCAGTTGGCGGATTACTACCAAATGCTGATGCAACTTATAACTTAGGTAGCACATCATTACGTTGGGCTAGCCTAGCAGTTAGTGGTAACGTTACTGCTACTACTTTTGTTGGTAACTTAACAGGAAATATTACTGGCGCTGGCACCGGTAACATCGTATATCAAAGTGCTAACAACACAACAAGTTTCTTAAGTACAGGTACAACTGGACAATTATTAGTAGCAGCCGGCGGCGCACCTGTATGGACAAATACAAGCAGTATCTATGTTTATCGTTCTACATTAGCTGACTTGGCTACTACTGCAACAAACGCAGGAACTGCATACGCAACAATTGCTACGTTATCAACCGGTACTGGATTCTATGGCGGATCATTTAACGGATCAACAAACCAAACTTGGTCGTTAAACACAGCTACATTAATGACCACAGCGGTTAACGTTGTTGGCGGAGCCGCTGGTAGTTTACCTTATCAAACTGCCGCTGGTGCAACAACAATGTTGAGTTTAGGTTCCACCGGCTATGTTCTAACAGCAGGAGCAAGTGCTCCTCAATGGACTGCAATTAGTGGATTAAGTGCAGGTCTTGCAACAACAGCAACTAACATTGCTGGTGGTGCTGCGGGAAGTTTACCTTATCAAACTGCCGCAGGTGCAACAACCATGTTGGCTTTGGGAACGCTTAACAGCGTATTGACTGCAGGTTCGAGTTCTCCTACTTATGTATCACAAGTACTAGCAGGTAATGGAACTGCAAGTTATACACAGGCTACAGGACAAAGTCTTGTTGTTACTGGTGGTGGCTTAGGTGTTACTGGTAATAGTTACTTTTTAAACAACTTAGGCATTGGTGGTTCTTTATATATCACAGGTGACTTGTATGTAGACGGAACACAAACCGTTGTCAACTCAAACGTGATTAGCAGTGGTGATAAAGCCCTTGTTCTAAGTACAGGCTCAACTACCGCTGCATTAGCATCAAGTGCTGGTTTATATATTGGAGCAACTAGTGCAACCAGCTATGCAAGTTTAACTTTTGACGGATCTACTAACTGGGTAGTTGGCGGAAGCTCTGCAACTAACTTAAAATCTGCAGGATTAATTGTTAGCGGTCTAACTGGTTATATGTATGCCAATGGATCAGGTGTAGTAACAGCGGCAACAACTATTCCAAACGCAGGCCTTGCTAATAGCTCTATCACCGTTACAGCCGGCACTGGTTTAACAGGCGGTGGCTCTGTATCATTAGGTGGTTCTACTACATTAACATTAAACACAGCAACTTTAATGGCTACTAGTGTATTAGCATTTACTGCAAATACTGCAACTAATGCCGCTACTGCTTATTCAACAATCGCTACACTATCAACAGGTACTGGATTCTATGGTGGTTCTTTTAACGGAAGTACTGCACAAACTTGGTCGTTGAATACTGCAACATTAATGACTACATCTGTAAACTTAGCAGGTGGTTTAGCAGGTCAATTTGCATATCAAACAGCCGCAGGAGCAACAGCATTCGTAAGCACTGGAAGTATGTATGTTTACCGTGCAACCATGTCTGATAGTGCAAGTGGTAGCGCAGGTAGTGTTGCTAATGCTTTAACTATTGGCACTGGATTAATTGGCACAAGTAGTACCTTTAACGGATCAGCCGCAGTTACCGTTAGTTTGAATACTGCTACATTAATGGCAACGTCAGTATTGGCACAAACAGCAACTACAGCAACTAGTGCTGCTACGGCATATTCAACTATTGCTTCACTAACAGCAGGTACTGGCTTAAGCGGTACTGCATTTAATGGATCAACAGCACAAACATGGACACTGAATACTGCTACATTGATGGCTAATGCGGTAACTGCTATTAACTTAGCAGGCGGTGTTGCTGGTGCAGTTCCTTATCAATCTGCCGCAGGTACAACTTTATTCTCAGCGGCAGGTAGCGCGGGTCAAATATTGGTAAGCGGCGGAACAAGTGCTCCTGTCTATTCAAGTAACATAACATTAAACAACTTTACTGCTTCAACTATTGTTGTAACCAGCACAGCAAATAGTACAAGTTCTTATAGTGCTAACGCACTTTATGTAGCAGGTGGTATTGGTGGTAATTCAGGATTTAACATCAACGGTAACGGTTACTTAAACGGAAACTTAACCGTTAACGGTACTATCACTGGTACTAATGCTGTACTTACCGTTAACCAAGTTACTGCTACTAGCGGTGTGTTCTACGGTGATTCAACAGGTAACGGCGCATTGTATGCTGGTGTATCAAATTATACACCTTTTGGCCAGACAATGATTCAGGCCACTGGTAACTTAAACAACTACATGGAGGTTAATGTACAAAACGTTAACGCAGGAGCAAAGGCTTCGACTGATATTGTTGCCAGTGCAGATAACGTTACACTAAGTTCTGCCTATATTGATATGGGTATTGCTAGCAGTACGTTTGACGGTAGTCAGCTATATAGCTTAGGACAAACCGTTGGACCAAATGATGGTTATTTGATGGTTGGTCAAAATGCTACAGCAGGTTTAGGTGATTTAGTATTTGGTACACTAACCAGTGGTACACAGATGCGTTTTGTTGTTGGTCCAGGAATATCAACAACAATTACTAACGCCTATATTGCAATGACCGTTAACCCGGCGACTACACAAGTAAATTCAACTAACACTGGTGTGTTAACGGTCAATGGTGGTCTAGGTGTAGCCGGTGGTGGTTACTTTAGCGGAATTGTAACTGCTACTACATTTGTTGGCGCATTTAGCGGTACGGTTACAGGAACTGCATCAACCGCAACCAATGCGGCAACAGCATATTCGACTATCGGTACTCTATCAACTGGTACTGGATTCTATGGTGGATCATTTAATGGATCAACAAACCAAACTTGGTCGTTAAACACAGCCACATTGATGGCAACATCAGTATTGGCATTTACTGCAACCAATGCGGCTACTGCTTACTCAACTATTGCTTCATTAACAGCAGGTACTGGTTTAAGTGGTACAGCATTTAATGGAAGCGCCGCACAAACATGGACGTTGAATACTGCAACGTTGATGACTACAGCAGTCAACATTACAGGTGGAGCGAACGGTAGTTTGTTATATCAAAGCGGCGCTAACGCAACAACTGCATTGGCTATTGGTACAAACGGTTACGTATTGACCAGTAATGGTACTACCCCTCAATGGGCAGCAGCCAGCGGGGTTACGGCAGGTAATGCAACTAACGCTGCCAACGTAGCCACCGTAGCACAAAATAGTAACGCAACATACTATCCGGTATTTGTCAATGCCAACAATGCTTCAAGTGCTAACATGGCCTTGTACACTTCAAGTACATTTAGCATTAACCCTGCTACGGGTCAGTATAATATTGGTGGTAGTTTATATGTTACTGGTGATTTGTACGTCGATGGTACACAAACCGTTGTTAACTCAAACGTGATTAGCAGTGGTGATAAGGCTTTAGTTTTAAGTACAGGGTCAAGTAATGCATCATTAGCATCAAACGCTGGTTTATACATTGGTGCAACCAGTGCAACCAGCTATGCAAGTTTAACATTTGACGGATCTTCTAACTGGGTAGTCGGTGGTGCTAATGCAACTGGTATTAAGTCCGGAGCATTAACCGTAACAGGCCTAACTGGTTATATGTATGCAAACGGATCTGGTGCTGTAACTGCGGCTACTACAATTCCTAACGCTGGGCTTGCTAATAGCTCTATTACCGTTACAGCAGGAACCGGTTTAAGTGGCGGTGGAGCAGTATCACTTGGCAGCTCAGTTACATTAAGCAACGCAGGTGTAACCAGCGCGGTGGCAGGTTATGGTATTGCAGTTAGTGGTGCAACTGGTGCTGTTACAATCAGCGCTTCTACTGCATCTTTATATGTATATCGTGCAACAATGGCTGATAGTGCAAGTGGATCTGCAGGTAGCGTTGCTAACTCATTAACGGCAGGTGCTGGTTTAACAGGATCATCGTTTAACGGTAGTGCGGCAGTTACATGGACTTTGAACACTGCTACATTGATGCAGACATCTGTAAACTTAGGCAGCGGTGCTGGTGGTAGTATTCCGTATCAATCGGCTGCTAACACAACTGCATTCTTAGGTATTGGTACTAGTGGGTATGTATTAACCAGTAACGGTAGTGTTCCTACATGGACGGCTGCATCAAGTGTTACTGCTGGTGCTACATCAGGTACATTAACTGCTGGTACTGGTTTAAGCGGAACAGCATTTAACGGTAGTGCAAACGTTACATGGACTAACGCAGGTGTTACAAGTAATGTTGCAGGCACAGGTATTAGCGTTAGTGGTGCAACAGGTGCTGTTACCATTACAAACACTGGTGTAACATCATTGGCAGCTGGTACAGGTATTAGCGTATCTGGATCAACAGGTGGTGTAACCGTTACCAACTCAGGTGTTACTAGTGCGGTAGCAGGTACAGGTGTAAGTGTAAGTGGTGCAACTGGTGCAGTAACATTCAGTATTGGACAAGCAGTTGCTACTAGTTCGGCTGTAACTTTTGGTAGTATTAACGTTGGTAGTGCAAGCGGTGCAACAACTGGACAGATTAACGCAAGCGGCGAAATTACAGCATATAGTTCAGATCGTCGATTAAAAACGAATGTAAGAACTATTGACAATGCTGTAGATAAAGTGTTAAAATTAAACGGTATTATATACAATTGGAATGAATTAGCAAATCAATTAGTAGGTTACGATACCTCTATTGATGTTGTTGGTTTGTTTGCACAAGATGTAGAAGAAGTTTTACCACAAGCTGTTAAGCCGGCTCCGTTTGATATAGAAGACGGACAAAGCAAATCAGGAGAAAACTACTTAACCGTTCAGTACGAGAAAGTAGTTCCATTATTAGTTGAGGCAATTAAAGAACAACAAGCTACTATAGAAGCTCTAATGACAGAGATTCGAAATATTAAGGACCAATTGGGTAATAAATAACACAAGTTAATCATTAATTTTAGTATAACCAAATTAGACCTATAAATATCCAGGAGACTATAGAGTGGCGTCAGTTTTACCAGCAACAGGAAATGCAATTACCATGGGGAGAGTGTATACGGCGTATACTAATGCGGCTCCAACTGCTGGTACCAACATTAAACTTAGTGCTACTCTAGGTGCTAATTACGGTGGTAAAGTTGCAGGAACTCAAATTAGTTTCTCCTCAACATTTGGCGGTAAAACTGCACCATACACATATTAAACGGATTAACAATGAGTTTAGATATTGAACATTTGCTAGAAATAGCAAGCACTCGGGTCAGTAAATGGGAACTAGACACTATTGTCTGGAATGACAGAATGTCAAACCCTACAACATTGGTAAATTTTCTAACAAGAATTAAAGAGTTAGAAGTTACTCAAACTACAGATGCTGATGCCCAAGAATTAGCAATTCTTCAAGAATTGGCAAATGAAATGGATCAAGACGAGTGCGAACAATTACTATCGGGCGACGACGAAATAGTAAAACAGCGTTTCATAGAAGAATTAGCAAGACAGGGTGCATTAGAAACTCTTTGTAATAATGCATTGAGCATAGATACTATGGAAAAAATGTGCAAACTAAGTCCTAATGATTTTATTTTAGCCGCAAAACGCAGTCAAGATTTAATTAATTCTATTCAAGAATTAGTAATTCAAGGCGAAACATTAAGTAGCGAAATGGCTGGAGCATGACAAAAAGCGTATTTGCTTCTAGCCAGTGGTCGCTTAAAAAATCAAAACTGGCAGTTCTAGTACCTTGTCGTGATACATTACATAGTGCATTCAGCAAGTGTCTTGTAGAACTTGTAAAATTAAACACAATGAACGGTTTAGATACTCATGTTATCTATGATTCTAGTACCGTTTTACTAACGCAACGCGAACGTCTTGCATTAGAAGCCAAAGCAATTGGCGCAGAATATATGCTATGGTTAGATAGTGACATGGTGTTTCCTGCAACAACTGCACTCAGGTTGTTAGCACATAAGAAACCTGTTGTGGCTGCAAACTATGTACGTCGCCAACCCCCATTCAAAGGTGTTGCTTATACTAAAATTGGCGACTGGGAAAATCCTGTACCATTTGAAGCACAAGATGACCTAGTTGAAATTGAAGGGATAGGTATGGGATGCATGTTAGTAAAAACCAGCGTCCTTGATGAAATTGCTAGACCATATTTTGAGTTTGGATGGACACCTGAAAGCGATGACTGGTTAGGAGAAGACATGTACTTCTGTCAGAAGATTGCCCAAGCAGGGCATTCTATATATTTAGACACAACACTAAGTATGGAAACTAGACACTTAGGAACATGGGCATTTGGTCCTGACTTAATCGAGTAAGTCTAACAATAGTTCTAATTTAGCTCTAATAACTTTATTACCAAAGCTGGCTTTAAGTCCTTGATGCAAGGGTTTAGGCCAGTTCTCATAACTACACCATGCATATCCGCTGTGTTCTTCATTTAGCTGAGGAATAAATTCTTCATCAACCATAACAACGTAGGTATTGTATTGAAAGTTTTGATCGTTACTTGTAAACAATTCTAAAGGAATTGTCTTTTTAATTTCAGTAACTTTTCCTATTTCTTCTTCTATCTCTCTTTTAAGAGCTTCGAACGGTGTAGCGTCTGTAGGTTCTTTACGCCCGCCTACCAAGCCCCAAGTACCCGCAGTACGACCTTGTGTGCGTAGTAGAAACAAAAAACGCTTTGTATTTTTTGCTAGAAATAAACCACCGCTTGCGATGATTTGTTGCGAATTTAAAGTACTATTCTCCATGCGTCCTTGTCGTAGATGCCTTCAAAACTCTTACTCCAGGACTCACCGTCCCACTTGTATTGAATGCCTGTATAAATGTTAGTTATATAGGTAATCGATGTTGCTGCCTGAGAATTGAAAACAATAGACCACGCACTTCCGTTCCATTCTATAATATCATTGGCGTTTGCTGAAAAACTACTATGGTCACCGTTTAACCAAGCAGACGGCCCATTTGTAGAATCTGCAGATATATTTTCTAATATTAGATATCTAGTGCCTGCTGTTGGATCGTTAGGATTAAATGTTTCTGGATTAACGATAGCATCTACCGTACCCCTACCTGATATTACGGTATTTGTAGGAATAGTATCTGTGTCTATATTTAAAAGCATTCTACGTTCGTCGAATGGATCTAAACTTACAAAAGCAACAACTTCATTTCCGTCGGGCTTCATTAATCTTAATTGTGTTAAGTTTGCTCTAAATTGTCCGGGATATAAATCTAATAATTTTCTCCATGATACCGTATGATCAGGCATAGAATCTAATGTCGAATCTGTGTCTATTTCGTTTTTAACAATGCTAGCAACATTGTCTAGTACCAGTAATTCAAAGTTTCCAGGAGAAATAACCGTTTTAGCAACTTGATTTCCTAGCCCATTGTAAACTGCTTCAATGCTATCGTACTCAGATGCAATAGTACCAGGTTCGTTACTAAACACATTGGCAATAATTTTTGTAATAACACCCATACGTTTAACTTTAGCAGGTGGTGTGATCCAAATTGGTGTTTCAAATGTAAGTGTACAAATATCTATATCTTGATTAGCACCTTGTGGCACCTGTCGGCTGGTCCAATTAGTTTGTTTTAGGTATAAAACCGTTAGACTGGTCCAGTCTACATAATTGTCCGTGGTCTGTAATTCCATTGCAGGATTGAAAAAATATGCAAGTTGTTCGATAATTTGCAACTTTTGATCAGTGTTAGTTGTCCATATATCTGTACTGAATGTTAGTTTATATGGTGCAGGCATAATACGTTCAACCGTATAACCTAGCCCTTGTGTATTCAGGTACTCTCCTGTTACTTCGTCAAATTCTCTTTCTCTAATCTGTACCTTACTTACAAATGTTGGTTCTTGTAATCTAGATTGTTCGTAATCTAAACCTTTGATATAACATGCAATAAATGGAGCACTCGGTAATGTGTTTTCACTATTTTTCTTTAATAACGCAGAGGCTTGACGACTAGGGTCTCCGTACATTACTGGAACTTGAATAATTTTTCCGTTACCATCTTTGTAACTAAAATTACTCATAACTCGCATAAATTGTGTCAAGTATCTACGTACTTGTCCGTCATAGAACCAATCCATCTTAATTGTCCGCCTTTGGTTTTAGTGCCTTACTCAGTGCTTGTCGTTCTACAATAACCTGACCACTAACGGTACTTGTATTTGTATTGTTAACAAAACTTGATTTTTGTGTTTCTCTAATTGCTGATCCTACGAAAGTTCCAGTTGATACATCTTGAGTACCAAACTGGTTCATGGTCATACGCACACCCTGTTCATATAAGTTCCAACGTTTGCCATCGTATCTAAAAAGTGCATTAGGTAAGTAATCTGATCTTAGATAAAATTGACCAACTTGTGGATCAGTAGGAAATACTATTCCTGATCCAAATATTGCACCGTTAGGTGGAACGCCGTTTCCGTTGTTTGAAGATACGTAAACATTTCCCTTAGGAGTTTGTAATATAATACTGGCATCTAGTTTATCAGAACTTGCATCGTCAATAGTATCTGACGCAGATTCATAATCAATTAATCCGTTAGCATCTGTAGGAATAACAAAGAAACTATTTTTGTCGTAACCACTCAGTGGCGCATCTTGATTTGCTTGTTCAACGATTTGATTATTAATTTCAATGCTCTTATTGTATGTGCTCAACAAATCTCTTAGGGTGCTACCGTCTCCTGCACCGCTATCTTGATTAAGAATCTGACTAAATTCTTGACTATCAACAAGAGGTTGACATTTAGCACGAAGTAAATGGGGATACCAAGTTTGACTAAACCCATTTGTAGGACGGCTAACATCTGTAACTACATAGAATCTTTTCAATGCAACTAGGCTATCATCCAATGCATACTCGTCTTTTAAGTGTGGTAGTTCTAAAACATCTCCGGGCATGATTTTACGGGTTAATGTGTCTACACATCCACGCAAATGAAAGTGCATCATTATATTGTCGTTGCTTAAAAATAAGCCAAACTGGCTTAAATTAAAATCTAAGTCCTGCATGGTATAGATACCACGAAGCACATATACATCGGGTTCGTAGTTTCTATCACGGTTTTCCATGAACAACACATCTTGTATACCTAATTCTGGTATAGGGGCTGTGCTATTATTAGGAGTAGTTGGAGTAGACTCTCCTGCGGCAGGATCAACAGGACCTAGGTATTTGTGTACAAAAATATCTGTACCTCCAACCTGGAATTGTTCGTTGATAATGCGATCCAGAAATCTAAAATCTGGGCCTTTTTCTGGTTTATAGAGTGATAAGCGTGGCATGGTCTTGTATTTATTGAACTATAGACTTACAATTATCTCCGTGCCATCGTATATAATTCCCTCCGGTAACTTCTTTTTCACAATGCGGACATTTATTTTTAACGCGAGTTTTTGCTCGATCTTTAATTTTTTTAAGAGTTTCTTCTGAATGCCGTTTTCCTTGATTCCATGTTCCTACTATTGAAGCAGCTTTTTTCCTTTTTTCAGATATTAATTGACGTTCTTCGTTAGTTCTAGGAATTCCCTTATTCCATGGTATTTTTCCTGTATTTGCTCTGGAGATCTTTTTCTTTGTTTCGTTTGATGTTATTACACCTTTTCTTAACGAGCCGTAACATAATCTTAATGATTCGTATGTACGCGAATTAGGAATATATCGTTCTTGTTTTGGTGACCCTTTAACAAGCATTCTCCAAAATGCTTGTTTCATTTTTATTAAATTATTACCATCAAGCATCTTAGTTAATAACCAATGGCAGATAAAGTGTTCTCTTGCTGTCAACCGAACTAGGTTTGTTTTTAAATTTGATCCACCTAATGATCTTGGAATAATATGATGTTTTTCAGAGTAACCATTTGTCAATTGTCGTTGGATACCCCTATTGATAATTTGATAATACACTCGAGTGTATTTGTTAACTAAATACATTGCTGATGCTCCTTGTAGCGTTAGAGTAGTTAGGGATTGCCGTCCCGTGAACTACAACTATTTATAATAAATATCAATTATGACCGATAACGAATTAGAACGCCAACCAGTTATAGAATATATACAGAACATGCTCGGCGACGGTCTTGTTGACGTTGAGCTAGATCCTAAGCATTACAATACCGCTATAGATCGTGCCCTAAACAAATTTAGACAACGCAGTTCTAACAGCGTTGAAGAAAGCTACGGGTTTTTAACCCTGCAAGTTGATGTAAACGAATACATTCTTCCTAAAGAAGTTATGGATGTTCGTCAGCTATTCCGTCGCAGTATCGGATCACGTAGTGGTGGAGGCGAAGGCGGAACTTTATTTGAACCGTTCAACTTAGCCTATTCCAATACTTATTTGTTAGCAAGTTCTAACATGGGCGGTTTAGCAACTTACTATTCTTTTGCAAGTTATCAAAAGCAAGTAGGTAAAATGTTTGGTAGTGATATTAATTTCACATTCAATAGAACCACTAAACTATTAACAATTATGCAACGTCCTAGAGCAGAAGAAGAACTTTTATTATGGATGTATAACTATCGTCCCGACTTCAACCTGCTTCAAGACCCTCAAGCAAGCCAGTGGTTGCGTGACTATAGTCTAGCTACCTGCAAGATTATGTTAGGTGAAGCTCGTGAAAAATTTGGAACTATTACTAGTCCACAGGGAAGCACAACACTAAACGGCCAAGCCCTTAAAGGTGAAGGCAAAGCTGAGATCGAAACACTAGAATTAGATCTTGTAAACTACAAAGACGGTGGAAGCCCACTAACTTTTGTAATTGGCTAAAAAATATTTGACAGGGTAATCTAAATGTAATAAATTATAGTATCACGTTAGGAGATGCTATGATTATAGGTTTCGTTGGATTTATTGGTTCAGGCAAAGATACTGCCGCAGATTATTTGGTTAACTTTCACGGATTCCGACGAGACTCATTTGCTAACACATTAAAAGACGCGGTTTCAGCTGTATTTGGTTGGGACCGCGTTCTACTGGAAGGGCGTACTAAAGAAGCCCG